GGGGGGGGGGGGGGGGGGACGGCTAAAGATTAGAAGAAACCAGCGACTATCCTTCTGGATGGAAATCTGGGTCTACGGTCGGACCACTCGGATTGTGTTCCTCCTTGTGGCTTGGCTTACCAGTCTTGTCGCTCTTCTTCACCTCGTAAGGCTTGAAGTCGATACCAGTGAGGAAGGCACGTGTGCGCCCGATGTCGCCAGCCTTCCAGTGGGTCTCTGGTTGGAAGTTGATGCGCGTACCGACAATGTTCTTGGCTACGTTGAATTTCTCAACCGAATCAGCAGGCTTGGTTTTCAAGCCAACCTTGAACGAGCCGAAGCCGTCGAGCACTACTCGGTCGCCATTACGCATGTGGCGAGCCATTACGTTGACGAGTTCACGCAGAACTGCGTAGACATCCGCCTGCTTTGCAGAGGTGTTTTCCTCAATCTCCTTAGAGATAGACTCGAGGTCGGCAACATCACTGACAACGGCACGAGCATAGAACTTGCCTTTGGTTTTACTCTTTGTGCGAACGTCTTGGTAAATCTTAAATTTTACTGACATAATACATTGATTTTAAGGGTTAATAAATAGATTTATATAAAGCTATGCTTTTGATGATAAAAAGCAATGCTTTTGATGGTCGAAAGCTATGCTTTGGAGGATAGAAAGCTATGCTTTGGATTTCTGTTCCTGCTGCTGCTCAAGAACCATTCTGAACAGTCGCTCTTTCTCTTGGTACTTTTCGAGGTTCCGCTTATCAGCCTCTCTTTTCTCTTTACGATCCTTGCGCTTAACGAACGACTTATAACGCTTGATGTTGTCGAGAACGTTCTTGTGCTGACGGAGGAACTCGGCTGGGTCGGAGCGGAGCAACTTAATGAGCTGGGCTATCTCTGAGCGACCGAAGAGTATCGGGTGCTTGCAGAGGAACTTACCAGTGTCGTTTAATGATTGCAGCTCGGCAAATGCTTGAAGATTGCGGATGCGCAGTTCTGCCATTTCTGCTACGGCTTGTGCGGTTGGCTTTGTCTCCAGCAATTCGTCGAGCTGCTTCATCTTTCGCCAAGTGTTGATGCGGTCGTTATAGATGACGGTTGCCATCTGCACGTCCGCATCAGTTAGGTTTTCCCAGTCTATTTTCGGATACTCTTCTTCTTTTTTTTTGGAGCTGCTTTCGCTTTCTCCTTCTTAGAAGAAGTGTCCTTATCTTCTGATGGGAGAGGATTTTCCTCTGTTGAAGACGCAGTAGATTTGTTATCTTCAGATTCCTCTTCTGAAGAATCTTCGCCAGTCTCTTCTTCCGATGGGTTCTCGTCACCTTCGCCACCGTCAGTGTCTTGGCTTTCATCTCCATTGCTGTTGAGTGTTTCAGGATTCTCGTTGCCATCTTCAGAAGAGTTGTTGGCGTTATCATTGTCATTGTCATTATCCTCGTCAGCTGCATTGACTGCAAACTCACGTCTGTTACGTACGATTTCGTCGTGATCACAATGATCGAGAAGCAAGAAGAGTATCTCCTCGTGGTTCTTCTCTGGTGAGAGGTCGAATCGTGTAAAATCGGTAAGATGCGGAGCCTTTACGTGCAGCAGGGCAAGGTCGGCTTCCACTACGGTTGGGCTTACCAACTTATGGAAGTGCGTTAATTTCTCTTTTGCGCTGTACATACTTTAAAAGTAAAATGGTGAATAATTCCCCTCCCGTGTCAGGGAGGGGTGAACAGTTAGGCTTCAGTCCTTGAAACCTCTACAAGTGTTGTGGTGTCAAGAACACGGAAGGTAATAGACGCACCCGTCTTCGCTGTCCACGTAGCACCCTCTTCGAGTACGAAGGTAGGACCGTCTGCAATGGTGGCAGGCTTGTCAGTACCTGCACCAACGAGTGTGATGTATCTACCCTTGTCGCTCTTGCTAAGACCACTGACAGAAGCAATGGCAGCAGCTGACGTTGTTCCGTTAGGAACGGTGTAAGTGTCGCTACCAGCTGTGATGGCTACATCTGTTGCATCTGCTGCGAGCGCAGAAGCAGCGGTAACAGCTGGATTGCCAGTGTAAATTAGTGGAAGGTCAACAGAGCTGCGCTTGAAGGTAAGTGTGGTGTAACGACCGTCCTTATCGTCCTTGGTCTCAGTGTTAGAGAGGATGATAGGACGCTCGAGTTCACCAACGATGTACCACTCTTTCTTCTTAATGTGCTTGTAAAGAGCGATAAACTTACCACCGCTGTACTCTTCAATGAAGTTATAGAGATTTGCACGAGCTCCACCCATAACCATTACAAGCTGATTTTCGCCAGTCGTGGTGATGTCGCCTTTCTCTGTGGTACCAGTGAAGGTTGGAATGTCGTGTGCCTCGAAGTAGTGAGGTATCTCATTTGGTTTCAAAGGAACAGGCGCAACCTCACGGTTAGCGTTAGGCTGTGGAAATTCCTTTGTGCGGTCGATCTGGTCGAGCGCAATGAGATAAACGATGTAAGAGATAGCACTACCGTGTGTATCTCTATCAGACACATCGTCAACGTGACCGAGCAATGCCATAGAGGCAAAGGTGAGACCTGAACCTGCTGCAGCACCGAGAGAGTGGTCAAGCAAAGCTGCTACGAGCATGAAGATGCCAAAAATCGCAAACGTAGCCATGAACATATTGCGTGACTGGCGATTTGCGTAATTAAATCCTTTAACAGGACTATACGCACGATACCGTTTCTGAATATTGTTCTTTTTCATTTTCTTTTTATTAATGATAATTGTTGATTAAAGAAAGGAACTGAGGTGTTAAGCCGTTACTGAGGCTTTTCATCCATAGGCTTAAAACTCAGTTCCTTAGTCATTCATCTATCGAGCACCTGGTACGTTAGGTTGCAATTCCTTGTTGATAGTGCGCTTGCCACCGACACAACGCTCCAACTCACGGAATTTACCATCGCTACCGAGGATCACCATGATGTAGTCGCCTACAGCTGTAGCGGTGAAGGCTTCAGTGATGCTGTCGAACTTGCCAGACTTGGCAATCTTTGGCAACTGTGTTTTGTCACCGCACTCAATACAGTAAGCTACACCAGCCTTTGCATTCTCGATGTCGGTGATAGTTGTCAGTGTTGTTGTGCTGTCGGTAATCTGCCAGAAGCCGTTATTACCGTCAACCTTATCGGTGATAGTTGCTGCAAAGAGGTTGATGAAGATCTGCTGCCACTCGTAGTTATTCTTATCCATCTCATCCTTAGTTGAGAAGCGACGACCTGTGAATGAAGCAGAAGTTCCCTCTTTCCATGTACTCCAAGCACGGACCTGCTCCATGCTTTCCTGCATCTTCACAGAGAGCATCTCACCTGGTACAAACTCAAGGAACTGAATATTACCTGGTTCGTGAAGCATCATGAATGGAGTCTGACCGAGATAAGGCAACCAAATGATGCGCATCGTAGTGTCTGGTACCACGCTCAATGCACCCATAGGTCCAGCGAAGTCTGTGTCCTTACCATAGGTAGAACGAACGTTCTTAATCCACCATGCCTGATGGTTCTTATTCAAGTAAATGAAGTGGTTGTCGAGGTCCATGTCCTCTGTGATAGAGGCACGAACGTCAGCAATGAACTCTTGAACAGAAGCGAGGAAACTTGCCTGTGTATAGGTGCGGTATGTACCATCATCGTGTGGCTTGATGTCGTACTGATGAACATAACGCAGCAAGGTGTAGAGAACACCAGTAGCAGCATTGAGGTAGCTACCTGCAACACCCTTATCAGGCTTCACGTAGATACCACGCATACGGCGTTTGTTCTGCTCAACCTGTGCAGCACGGAGGGTATTGAGCAACTGATACTCAATCATAGACCACTTGATAGGGTCAGAGCCTTCCTTGTTGAGATAACCGATGTACTTACGCTCGATTTCTTTCATTGGACCCCATTCCATCTTAATCATAGCGTCGTCAACGTAACCATAGTGGTTCTCAATCTTCATACCGCCCTTGAAGACCTCACCAGACTGGTAAGCCTGTGAAACCTCATCGAAGAAGGCGTTGAATACGAGTCCACGGTCTTGGTAGCCGTAAGCGACTGGGAAGAACTGAGTAAGATCGCGCACCTGTAGAACACGTGCGATGAGGGCATCCTGACGAAGAACAACGAACTGATCGCCAAGTCCTGCATTGTCTACTCCATCGTAGTTCGTAGCATAAGTACCCTTTGCAAGTGCAGCTGCATCAAGCATCTTATTCTGCTGAAGGTACTGGTAACGATTTTTTAGAGACTTAGCATAATTGCAAGCCTCCTTGTAAAATGCAACGCCATCTACCTGCTCGTCAACCTCAGGAAGCGCAGCTGCTGCACGTGGGTTAGCTGCAATCTGATTCCAACGATTCTTCATTGAGAAGAAAGGATGCTCAACACCGAAGAGATAATCAGCTGTGTTTGCGAAACCATTAACACTTAGAGGAACAGCATTCACTGTTTGCGCAGGAACATCAGGTGCAGGGTTTGAACCCATCGCCTGAATATCAGCACGCATACCCTTAATACCCTCAAGAATACCCTCAAGAGTTGCGTTACCTTGCTGTGCAGGCTGCTGACCACCATTATCATCAGCTGCTGCTGAAGGCTCACCACCATTCAGAACTGACTGAATGGTGTTCAGCATCTTCTGAAACTCATCCGCCTGTTGAGCTGTCTTCTGTGCAGCTTGTTCAGAAGCAATGTCATCAGCAAGCGTACTCTGGTACTTCTTCTGATACTCTGCTACGATAGAGTTGAACTCATCCTGTGACAGACTTTTGTCTTCGAATTTCTGCTTAAATCCAAGGAATTCGATGACACTTGTAAGTTTTTCTTTTAAACTCATAAATAACTAAAAATTAAAATGATACATTTATATGTTGTAAACGGCAGTTTTAAGTTTCTTTGCCTCAGTATATTCACGCCCCATCGTAGCAGTTTCAACGATTGCTTCTACCATAGTCTTACAACCATCCGTCAGACCGAGTTCCACAGCCTGAGAAGTG